CCGCATGGTTCGCGTGCGCAATCGTGACGGCGACGAAGTGCTGGCCGGCGAGTATTCACTGACCACTGCGGACCGAAAAATCATCCGCGCTTGGCGCAACGCGAAATGAGGCCGGTGCGTGGGACACGATGCTGCGGCGAAGAAGGGCAAAGGCGGAAAGCTACACGGACACTTCGTCGCAATCCCTCGACAGGTATTGAAGTCAAATGCCTATCGAAAGCTGTCGCTCGCCGCACGGTGCCTGCTTTGGGACATCGCCATTCAGTTCACAGGCCACAACAACGGCGACCTGCGGCCATCCGTGAAGTATCTGGCAGAACTTGGCTGGAACTCACGCGACACCGTGCAGAGGGCAAAGAAGGAACTTGTAGATGTTGGCCTCTTGTTCCTGACTGCGCAAGGACACAAGCCGCGCAAGGCGAGCCAGTACGCCTTGACATGGTTGCCGCTGGATCGCTGCGATGGATTCGATCCAGGTACAGAAAAGGCATTCCGACCCAATGAATACTTGTTGGTCGGCCCGCCTCCCGATGTCCGTAAGACGGTCATCAAACCTTAATACTGTTCCGTCCCACGGACATCAACAAGTGCCGTATGTACCGTCACACGGAACAGTAGAGGGTATTTTCGGTGATTTCCGATGTCCGCCACACGGAAACCCTCTAGAAGTGCCATCTACACGCGATGGTCTGGCGGTAGCAGGTCAAATGCCTGTACAAGCCAGACCAGAGACAGAACAAACCCTTCGCAAAGGCTTTCCTGAAACAGAACAAACCCTTAGCGAAGGCTTTCCTGAAAAGCGGGACAGAGGTAATGGCTGGCGCTGGTGTGACATGGCGCGGCTGCACGTGAAACGCGTTTCAGCGCTGTTTCGAAACGCAAAGGTAACGCCGCGAGCGTTACTTGGGAAGCGCCATTCAAGCCCCTCCGATGGGTCTTCGAAGCACGCGTCAGTCACGCGTCAAGCACGCGTCACTGACGCGTTGAAATAGATCACGAAAAGGAAAATCATGAACGTCGTCCCAATCGAAAAATCAGCAGATGGCACCGAGCCACTGCCATCAACGCCATCGAACAAACCTGCAGAACTCGAAGCGCTGCATGAAATCCGTGATGAGCTTCGACTGTTGCGCGCAGCGATTCAGCAAACCCGCATGCAAGAAGAGACCGTTAAGCCCGACCTAGCCGCAAACATTCGCACCATCGCTGCGGTAGTGGGTGATCGCCTGTTCTCTGTCGCGGAACTCCTCGAACACGCCAGGATACCTCAAGGCTTGCCGCTCAAAGCCGCATTGAATGACCTCGCCGGCATGAGTGGGAAACGCGTGGGCAAGTTACTGCGCGGTCTGGAAGGAAAAACCATTGGCGGGTATCGGATTGAGCGAGTGGGAGCAGATCGACAAGGCGCTATTTGGGCCTTGCGGGTTTGCGAGAGTGAAACCCGCAAACCCGCACCGGTCGTTGAATAACGCGCTGGAATGGACAAACATAGAGTCATCGAAATTTCACCTTGAGGACAACTGCAATGCAACGACTGTCGGACTTAACGAGCGAATTGAGCGGCATGAGCTTCGTTCGCAAATCTGATCCTGATGATGCATATCCAGGCCAGAGCTACATCCGCGGCGTAATCGCCCGCGCTGCCAGCTACATCGCCATGCGCGAAGGGAACTTCACCAATCCCGCCGATATCGCCAAGAAGCGCTGGGGCAAAACTCACCCCCACCTGGTCAACGTCATCAAATCCGGCGTTGCTGGTGGCGGCACTGGCTCCGGCGAATGGGGTGCCGAACTGGCATCGTCCAACACCCGCTATACCGGCGACTTCATCGAATTCCTGTACGCGATGACGATCTTCGACCGTCTGCCGCTGCGCGAAGTGCCGGCCAACATTCATATCAAGGGCCAGGACGGCGCATCGACCGGCTTCTGGGTTGGTGAATCGAAAGGCATCCCGGTCACGAATGTCAGCTTTAGCGACATCGAATTGAAACCACTGAAAGCGGCCACCATCGCAGTTTGCTCCAAAGAGATGATCGCAGACAGCAGCCTCGCGGCGGAGTTATGGGTCCGTGACTCGATCGCGCAAGCGATCTCACAACGCGTCGACACAACCTTCTTCAGTGCTGGCGCTGGTGTTGCGAACGTATCGCCGGCCGGCATCTTGAACGACCTGTCCGCCCTGTCGCCATCCGGCACCGACCAAGCCGCGCTCCACAATGACCTGCTGGCGCTGTACGCCCCATTCCTGGCCGCGAAAAACGTGACGGGCTTGGTACAGATCATGACCCCAAGCATGGCGAAGGCAGTCGGCCTAATGCGCGACGCGCTCAACAACGCGCTGTACCCTGGCCTCGGCGCCGACGGTGGCAAGCTGCTTGGCGACACCGTTTATACCGGCGACAACGTCACCCCGGGCAACTGGATCTTGCTGAAGCCTTCCGACATCTGGAAGATCGGTGACACCGGCATCGAGATCTCGATGTCCGATTCCGCCACCATCGAGCAGGACAGCGCACCACAAGGCGCTGGCGACACCCCGACCGCTGCATCAGCAACCCTGATGTCCCTGTGGCAGACCGAGCAGGTCGGCTTCAAGGTGGTCCGTCGCATCAACTACGGCAAGCGTCGTTCCACCGCCGTGGCGTACCTGGCCGATGCTGAATACGGCGGCGTGGTTAGCTGATAGCGAAAGGAATTGATATGTCCCCCGAGATGAAAAAGCAGGCCGACCAGATGATCGCCGGTATCAAGCAGTATCTTGAGCGTGAAGCCGGCGCGAAGATCCGATCACTCGAACAACGATTGATCGACATGGAAGAACGTCTTCGCTCGCTCGATGGCCGCAAGGCTGTCATCCGCAACACACGCAGTAGTAGCTACCAAACCAAGGACATGCGGCACGACGCCGAATAGCCTTGAATTGAATGCTTCGCACACCCTTTTCCCCCTGAATGGTTTTCGGGTGTGCGATTGCAAAATTCAGCCGGTGTGACGCCACCGGTTGAACCCTCCACGCGATTGTGGAGCGCCAGTGGAAGAGGAGCCTTCGCGACTGGCACCAATACATAAACAGGAGCCCGCGAGATGTTTGATTGGATTGAAATACCGTTCGATGACCTCAGCAAAGTCATCGCTGACCAAAAGCAGATCACGGACGGCTGGGCAGAACGTGTTGCCGCCCAATACATACAAGAGGTAAGCGAGGCAACTGGATTAGCACCGGTACCCGGTTTGCATGAAAAGCTGGCTAAGAAGCTGCTGGCGCTGGTCGGCAACAACCATCAAGTCCTGGCAGCCTGGGGCGAGTCCACTACGAAACCGAAACACTGAAAAGCGAGCGATCATGCCATTACTTCGAATTGACATAGCGGCCAGCTTCGCCCAGTTCCAAGACGCCATGACGGCGATTGAGCGCACGGCGAAGAAGTCTGCATCCAATCTCCAGACCGCCTTTAAGGGTGTCAATGGTGTGTTGGCTGGGCTTGGCGTCACCGTTTCCGCTGGCGCCCTGGCTGCCTTGGTGAAGTCGTCCATAGACGCCGCCGACCATATCAATGACCTGTCGAAAAAGACGGGCGTGGCCGTGGATGTCCTGGGCGGCATTGGATTTGCTGCCGCTCAAGCAGGTTCTAGCCTGGATGGCGTGGCCGGCGTTATTGGTAAGCTGAACAAGTCGATTGCCGAAGCAGGCAGCGGGAATCAGGAGATCGGCGAGGCCTTCAAGAAGCTCGGTGTTGATGTGGAGGACGGAACTGGTGCTTTAAAGAAGGCGGATCGCGTCCTCGTTGAGCTTGCGGATAAGTTCCCGAAATATGCGGAAGGCCCAGAGAAGGCGGCTATCGCCAACAGGATTTTCAAGAAGTCATATGAGGAGGTTTTGCCGCTTTTGGCCGATGGCGCGGAATCCCTGCGTGCCAATATCGAGTACTTCCAGAAATACTCCGGACTGACGGAGGGCATCGCGCGGAAGTCCGACGCGTTCAACGATAGTCTGGAAAAGATGCACCTGCTAGCCGGCGCGGCAGGCAACCAGATTGCAGCGGAGCTTCTGCCGACGCTGCAGCTACTCGTCGATAAGATGGTGGAAGTCAAAGAGAGCAGCGATGGCTTTGGCAGTGTCGGCAAGGGCATAAATACAGCCATCGAAGCGGTCAGCGTGTTGGGCGTCAATACCAGCTACGTGTTCAAACAAGTCGGTAATGAAATTGGCGGCATTGCTGCGCAATTGGGTGCACTCCTAAGCGCTGACCCTGGCGGCCTGGATAGGGATGCAAGTGGTTTTTCTGCAATCAGCACCATTGCTCGAATGATGCGCGAGGATGCCGCTGCAGCGCGCGAAGAAGTTGATAGGGCCTCAGCGGAAATTCTTAGCCCGAATAAAGGGCAAGTCGCGAATGAAGTCCTGGATGAACTGAATGGCCCAAAACCAAAGAAGCCAACCGCAGAACGTCTTGCTTCCCCAGGCACTGATCCGGCAATAGCGAGGTTGGCTGCGGAATTGCGTGAATTTGAACGCATGAACCAGCGCGAGCGAGAATTACTGGCGACCAGAAATGACTTCCTGCAGGAGTATTACCAGCAGGACCTGATTTCTATCAACGATTACTACAACGCGCGCAAAGCGGCAGCCGACGAAGCCCTGGCGGCCCAACTCGCCAACATCGACAAGGAGGTCGGACTCCTGCGCGCACGCCGCGGCAAAGACGCGACCGAAACCACGCAGAACGAAGCCAAGATCAAGGAGCTGATCGAACGTCGTGCAGACCTCCAGGAAAAGGCGGGGCTCGATGGGATCAAACTCTTTAACGACCAAACCCAATCTGCGAAGGAATTGCAACGCGCTCTTGATGATATCAACACCGAGTTGCTGGAGCAGCAGGGGCAATTTGGTGAGGCTGCGGCCCGTAGGTTTGACGACCGGAATAAGCAACTGCGGAAGCGTCTTGAAACGGAGCTAGCAGAGGCCAATAGCAGGGCTGATGCCGAAGGCGTCACCACTGTTCGAGGATCGCTCGGCTTGATTGGCCTGGATAAGATGCGCGAAAGATCGATTGCGCAAGGCAAGTTGAACGAAATTCAGGATGAGGGCCAGCGCATCCAGTCGGGTCTGGCAATCGCCAGTGAGAGAGCTGCACTTGCCGCGCAGCGGGGCTCCATTACCGAACTGGAAAGTCTGCGCCAGGTCAGTGATGCCCGCGCTCAAGCCGCATTTGACCTTAAGGCCGTGGCGGATGCTTATGCGGAGATGGCCGAGAAGACCGGCAATCCTGCGATGGTGCAGCGCGCCAAGGAAATGCAAGTCGAGGTGGAAAAGCTTGCTGGCTCTGCCGATCTGGTGCGCCAGAAGTTCGAAGGCGTATTTGAGAATGGTTTCGAGTCCTTCTTCGATAAGCTGATGTCCGGCACCGCATCGCTGAAGGATGCATTCAAGGCGCTGTTTTCAGATATCGCCAATGATCTCTCGAAGATCGCCATCAAGAAGATCGGCAAGCAGCTATTCAGCGAGAAGGGGTCACTCAGCGGCGTGGTGGACTTCACCTCCCAACTGTTTGGCGGCGAATCCAAATCTCCGGTTGCGGCGGCGGCCGCAAGTCTTGCTGGGGTTACCGGTGGCACTGGCGCATCCACTGCAGCGGCTCTAGCATCCACGCAAATCACTGCCTTGGGAACTTCCGCGACAGGCGCAAGCGCTGTGATTGGCACTCTAAGCGCTACTGCACTCCCGTCCTTGACTATCGCCGCTGATGCGGCAGCAGCGGCCCTGGCGCGAGTTGCGGCGACCGGTTCAGGATCCTCTGGCTCTGGGCTATTCGGTCTTTTCGGCGGTGGAGGTGTTGGCTCCAGCGCGGACTATGCAAATTTCGACTGGTTAGCATCAGCCAAGGGCAATATTTTCACCTCCGGGAATCTGGTCCCCTTCGCCAAAGGCGGCATCCCGAGCAGCATCGTGGATGCGCCCACCTTCTTCGCGATGGCTGGTGGCCGCACTGGCCTGATGGGTGAGGCTGGCCCTGAGGCGATCATGCCGCTGCACAAGGACAAACACGGCGCCTTGGCAATCAAGATCCTGGCAGCGAGCGGTGGTGATTATCTGCTGCCTCTGGCCCGCGATATGAGCGGGAAGCTGAGCGCACGTGAACGTGCGGTACAGCGGTTTGCTGCCGGTGGTGTATTCGGCTCCAACATCACGTTCCCGATCTCGCCACGCTTCGATACATCGCGCGCAGCAACCTTGGCGGTTCCAGTTGGCGGACGCGGCGACGGTATGACCAATAACACCAACGTTACCG